GTGTTAGCATAAATTTTTCCATTTTTTTAGAAAAGCATTTAAAAAAATTGTCTCATCCTTTAGAAAGGCTGACGATGGCTGACATTTTGGTAGCAAAAACTAGCACAATTTTCGAATGCAAAATTTGTGACTATAATACATCACGAAAATCCAATTTTGAAAAACATAATAACACCAAAAAACACGCCGACTTACAAATGGCTGACAATTGCTACCAAAAAGTAGCAGGCGTAGCACCAAACCATCTCAGTGAGGATTTATTGTGCAACTGTGGAAAAATCTTTCAACATCGTCAGAGTCTGTTCAAGCATCGCAAGAAGTGCACTTATAAAAGCGAGGATCTATCAAAGAACGACCTCATAAAGCAGCTGATGATTCAAAACCAACAGCTAATTTTTGAGAATAAAGAATTCAAGGAATTATTATTGGATCAGAGCAACAAGATGATGGAACTGGCGACGAAACCAACTAGCATAATAAATAATAACACTAACAATTCAAACAATAATAACAAGCAGTTCAATTTGAATCTTTTTTTAAATGAGAACTGCAAGAATGCCATGAATATGAGCGAATTCATAGATTCCATTGAAATACAAGACGAGGATTTCGAAAATATCGGCAAACTCGGTTACATACAAGGCATATCTAATATTTTTATAAAGGGGCTTAAAGACCTTGATGAAACGGTGAGGCCACTGCACTGCAATGACATCAAAAGGGAAACCTTGTACATCAAGGACAATGATGTATGGAATAAAGATGAACAAAATAATAAAATACGAAACGCAATTGCGCTAATAGCACACAAGAATTTCGAGTATATTCCCGCTTGGCGCGAGGCAAATCCCACATCGTTTGATGTAACAACCAAAAAGAATGATTTATATATGAGAATAGCGAATCAAGTAACTACTGCTATAACTCCGGATGATGATAATGGAATTAATAAGATTATTCGCAATGTGGCTAATAAAGTTATTATAAATAAATAAAACATTTGATTATAATAATATAATAATATATGAGACATTTCACAGGTTTACCAAAAACAAGAAAATTAAGACATCGCCACAATAGAACAAAAAAACATAAAGATCGGGGACAACACAATGGGGAGAAAACTAAAGAAAACATGAAAGAAAAAGAACAACAGTTGCGAGAGAAATGCAAAGGTTTAGCCGTGCGCGTTTTGCCAAGCTTTGAAGATGAATTAGAAAAAACACCAATTTATCAAAGTGCAAAAAAAATAGAAAGCGTAGAAAAAGAACTAGTAAAACTTTTCAAAACTCCGTTTACGCCTTCCAAAATATTACCCAATGATGATTTTTATACTTATATTAATTACAGATGGTTGAAACGCACGAGGCAACAAATGGACAACGATAGCAAGCAAAATGAAGAAATTTATTTCGTTCAAATCGATGATTTCCGTCTTCTTCAAGACCAAGTATACAGAGAATTGATAGAAATTGTGAAAGATTATATAAGAACTCATCATACGAGAGAAGCAAAATTATTAAAAAATGTTTATACTTCCTTGTTAAGACTGGATTCCAATTCAATGAAGACGCACATTGTTAAAATGATAGAAGACTATGATTATTATATTGCGAAAGACAATATGTGGGAATATATGGCAAAAATTAACAAGAACGAAATTGTTAATTGGGCATGTCCTATTAACTGGAAAATGATGCCAGATGAAAAAGACTCGACTGTTTTTCGCAACTATATTTCTTTTCCGGAATTAAGCTTGTACGATTATTTATTGTATTTGGAAGACGCGCCTGGTGATAAACCAGAAAAAATAAACTATAGAAGACGCGTCAAACGCCGATATTTGCAGTACATAAAAGAAGTTTTTGATTCTTGTTTGGGCAAAAATCACGGTTTAAATCCTCATCATGTATTCGAAGTAGAATATGAAATCTTAATTTCAATGGGTTGCAATTCAATTAAAAAAGAATCACCTGATTATTACAATGTTGTAAAGAGAGAAGACGCGTTAAAGAAATATGGTTTTGATTGGGACCAGTTTTCCCATTTTTTGGGATACAAAAAGACTCCAGAATTCTTTATTTGCGACAGTTTGAATTATTTGTTGTGTATGAGTGAAGTATTAAAGGAAAACTGGAAAACGCCAAAATGGAAAAGTTTTTGGTTTTTTATGTACTTGAAACAAATGATTCGCTTTGACCACAAGTTGCGTCCTTTATATTATGAATTCAACGGCAGGTTTTTGCACGGTCAACCGAATCTTGTGCCGCGCTCCATTTACCCTATAATTGGTTTAACTGTGACCTTTAATACGCTTTTAACAAAAGAATATGTGAAACGAAATTATGATGAAAACAAGGTGCAATATGTGAGAAATATGGGCAAAGACTTGCTCACAGTGTATAAGAGAATAATTGGCAGGAATACATGGTTGTCTCCAAAAACCAAAAAGTATGCATTGTTGAAATTGGATCATTTAAAACTTGAAATAGCACAACCAGAAGAACTGCGTTATGACCCTTTATTGGATTATACACCGAATGATGCGTGGGGAAATTTAGAGAAACTGTGTTTATGGAAGATGAAGAAATATGTGGACCTGGAAGGATGCGATGTTATAGATGTACCATTGGTTGATTGGAACACCTTCAAGCTAATAGGCAAACAGGCTTATATTGTAAACGCGTTTTACACGCCAACTGAAAACAGCATTTATATACCGTTGGCTTATTTGCAAAAGCCATTTATAGATTTAGACGAAAGAGGCATAGAATATAATTTGGCGCATGTTGGATATACATTAACGCACGAAATGTCGCATTCTTTAGACGACACGGGGAGTAAATATGATCACCACGGTAATTTGCACAACTGGTGGACAAAGGAAGACAAGATAAAGTACAAGAAGATTATAAAAGACATTATTAAGCAATATGAAGTGTTTGCTGAATACGATAAAATAGAGTTTGATGCGGAAATAGGAATAGGTGAAGACATGGCGGATATATCAGGATTAGCAATATGCGAGGAGTACTTAAGGGATTTTCAGATGAAAAACAGTGATATAGTACCAATAGCTTCGTTGTCGTTTCAAGCGTTTTTTGTGTATTTTGCATTCCAACAAAGACAACATGTTTATAAAAAAGCATTTGAAGCGCAACTTAAGACAAATCCGCATCCAATGGATAAATATAGAACCAATGTTCCATTGTCTCGCATGGAATTATTTAGGAGTTTATATAATGTTAAAAAGGGGGATAAAATGTGGTGGCATTCGACAAGTACTATTTGGTAAAATAGATCCTTGAATATTTAAAAATTAAAACTGATGACTGGAAAAATAAATTTAGTGGCTTATCCCAACCAAATTTATTTTTTTTGTAAGCATTATATATAAATGGCTCGTCACTCTCGTTCCCGTCGTTCCCGTCGTTCCGCTTCCCGTTCCCGTTCCGCTTCCCGCGGTCGCACAATGCGTAAGGCTTCCGCTGCCGCCAAGGCCGCCACAAAGTCCGCTTCCAAGCAATTGAAGAAGGCTTTAGCCAAGAGCAAGACCGCTTCTAAATCCGCCCAAAAGGCAATGAAGGCTGCCAAGTCCGCTTCCAAGTCCCAGGCTCAGCAAAAGACACAGCAAGCCGCTGCCAGCGCTGCTCAAGCCGCTTCCGCCGCCGCCAGCGCCGCTCAAGCCGCCCAAGCTGCCGCCCAAAAGGCCAAGCAATAAACTTGTTGCGCCATTAATAAATTAACAAAAATTAATATTTAAATATTAGATGCAAATTTAATATTTAAGAAAAATTGACCAATAATAAAAGGAAATTAAAGAATTCATCCCTAGTGTTATAATAAAGATGACGAATCAATGCGGAAAGAAAATTAATAATAATAATAATGATGAATTATTTGAATACTGGTTTATTCGAATTGCTGGTTCGACAGACGAAGCTGATTTTGCGCTTTCAATAAGAGACAAGCCATGCGACGATTATGAATGCGACGATGATAGCGTATATGTAAATTGTTCATATTGCGATGATGATATGTCATTTGTAACAACTTGTGAAAATAGAAATGCATTTTGTTTTAATTTATTCAACTTTATCTTCTACTAGAGGGGGCGCTATAGATAATTCGGACACCTTAGCTTTAGAAATAGAAATATCGGGATTATATAGTTTTGCCGCTTGAGATTGCAATGTAGCAATTTGATTTTGAGCGGTCTCCAATATTTGAGACTCCACCAACGCTTCGTATAATTTAACTCCTTCATCAAAATCCGTTTCGCATTTTAAATAAAGTTCCACTATGGCGCTTCTTGTTTCCGCAATAAGTTCTTGCAATTGCGCTTCCGTTAATTCGGGGTTTACACGAATTACTTCTTTTTGAGTGTCGTTTGGATCTTTCACATAAACAAACATTTTATTAATAGTTTCTAATAGTTGTTGTTGTTTTTTATTAACAGAGGCAACCATTTGTCTCAAATTGGATGCATAATCAACAAATAATTTGTTTTTTGTGTCTTGTAAAGAACCCTTGCTAGTAAACTCTTGTTCAAACGCCGGATTAACTCCTTCGCAAACCTTACTTTTACTGTAATCTTTTAATTTAATATCTGAAAATTTTTTAACAGATTCTGGCATTACATCACCGTTGGTAAAAATACTGTAAAATCGTTTTAAATCTTCACCAAAACGGCTCTGGGTTTCGGTTGTCATACCCTTGAACTCACCCGTTGCATAATCGTAATCCGCATCATAATACAATTCCATTAATTCGGGAATTCCTGGTTCAGTGTCAAGAGTGTCCTTGGACCCTTCTAATTTTTGAGAGTAAATATCTATAGAGCAGATTTTTGGTTTTACTGTAATTTCTTCTTCTTCTTCTTCTTGTTCTCTTTCTTCTTCTTCTCCTTCTTCTTCTCCTCTCTTTTCAAGTGTTATATTCCCATCTCCCTTTAAAGCGTCGATGCGACTATCACACAAATTAGACTTTACAGTTTCAACAACAGCGTCAGCTGGAATAGACGATTTTTCACTTAATTTTCGTTTCACTTTTTTGCCAGATGAATCAGTGTACATGTATTCTGGATTTATTGTGGTTAATATTGCCGAAAAAAGATGTGCAATTTTAATATAGAATTTGGCTATTTTATTGCACAACTCACTTTTTCTCTCGGGGTTTAATTCATTCAAATGTAATAAATCGGACTTTTTTAAAAACATAACTTTATCTAAGCCTTCTGCTTTTAAGCCCTGGGCAACTGGATTTTCATTAAGAACAGCTGTAGCACCTTCTTCAACTCTGTTGGCTAAACGAGCAACTTCTATATCGGAAAAATATCTATTTACTATCTCAGAGGTTAATACTACTAACTCATCACAATATTCCTTCTCATATAATTTTCTTAAACTTTGAAAATCCATTGTTAAAATATAATAACTTGCAATATAGTCTAAGGCGTCGTCCAAGTTTTTCTCTCCACCCGTCATATTATTATTTTCTGTTTTTACAATTGTATTAGATAATGAGTTTCCCATATACTATCTCTTTAAAATAATAAAATCATAATAAGCGAAAATCAATTTAAAATAAATAAATTTAAAATTGATTTAAAAATTTCTTTACAATAAGAAAAGACACCCACAATGAACAAAGAAAGAAGCAAGAGAAATAAATCAATAATTACAAATAAGAAAGAACTTTGGTCCACCTTTGACAATGAAGTTAATGGCTCTACAAAACAAGAACCTTTAGAATGTATTTATAGGGCTTGCGGAGACCGCGAAAAATGCGATTTGTGCGAGTTTGGTTTAGCATTCTCTGATGAAGGGTTTTTAACATGCACAAATGCAAAATGTGGCATCATTTACAAAGACTTGGTCGACCAGAGCGCGGAATGGCGATATTACGGTGCAGACGACAATCAAAACTCTGACCCAACTCGTTGCGGTATGCCAATTAACCCTCTTTTAAAAGAATCGTCTTTTGGATGCAAAGTTATGTGCTGCGGGTCAACTAGTTATGAGATGCGAAAAATTAGACGATATACCGAGTGGCAATCGATGCCATATAAAGAGAAATCGCAATACGACGAGTTTCAAAGGATTACAATTATGTCTCAAAATGCCGGCATCCCAAAATCGATTATTGATGATGCAGTTCGATATCATAAAAAGATATCGGAATATGAACTGACATTTAGAGGAGACAACCGTGATGGTATATTGGCTGCATCTATTTACATATCGTGTCGAATTAACAACTTTCCCAGAACTGCAAAAGAAATAGCGACTATATTTCACCTGGATGTGACAAGCGCAACAAAGGGCTGCAAAAATGCATTGCTCATTATAAATAATTTGGAGAAAGATTTGGACAATAAGGAAAAAACATCATTTTCCAAGACGAAACCCGAGGCTTTTATTGAACGCTATTGCAGCAAATTAAATATAAATGGTGAATTAACCAGACTGTGTCAGTTTATTGCAATGAAAATAGAAAAAATGGATTTAATGCCGGAAAATACGCCACATTCCATTGCAGCGGGTGTAGTTTATTTCATTTCACAAATATGCAAGTTGAATGTGAGTAAACGAGATGTTAAAAATGTGAGTGAAATTAGCGAAGTTACAATTAATAAATGTTTTAAAAAGATTGAGAAAATGAAGGAAGAAGTGGTTCCGGCGGTTATACTTAGTAAATACAAATAGAACCCTGGTTTTCTGACAAAATGGGACCGAGGTTTTCTGACAAAATAGGAAAGGTTCGGAAAACCTAGGTTTTCTGACAAAATAGGAAAGGTTCGGAAAACCTAGGTTTTCTGAAAAATATAGGAAAGGTTCGGAAAACCTAGGTTTTCTGACAAAATAGGAAAGGTTCGGAAAACCTAGGTTTTCTGACAAAATGTCATGAGTCCACTAACATTTTCAATTGGCTCTTTTAATTCGCTGTAAATGCATTCAAAAGGATCATCATATTCTAGCCAAGAATAATTGCCTGATGCACAAGGATCAGAGCGAAATTTACCGATAATTGAATATTTATCCCCACCAAATCCTTTTTTATTCCACAGTTCACAGTCTTCATAATTGGGAAATATTGTATTCAAGTGCCATTCTCCAACGCTACTATGAAGGATGAGTTTCTCTCTTGGCCCTACTTTCAAACACTTTAAGGTATTAGAACCATCTACCCACGAATCAACCATAATAGGTAGATCAGTATTATTATGAAAATGAATATATTTGGTTGTTTTGAATAGTTCGCACATTCTTCTATTTTGGCGTTTTGTACATTATAGATGTATATAAGCAAATCAATTTTATTTGTGTGTTTGCGAAATATATTGAATAATTAAATAAAATAAATAATATAATGACAGAAGTTATTTCAGGTAAAATTGTACCGAGTAGAATATTTATAGTTCCTTATCGCAATCGTCTTGAACACAAGTTTTTTTTCAGCAACCAGATGAATTTTATTTTGGAAGGCCAAACGGATTACGAAATCTATTTTTCGCATCAATGCGATAATAGAAATTTTAATAGAGGTGCAACAAAAAATATTGGTTTTCTGGCAATGAAAGAAAAATATCCTGATGATTACAAAAATATTACTTTTATTTTTAATGATGTAGACACATTACCGTTTCACAAAATCTTTGATTATCAAACAACCCCCGGAATAATAAAGCACTATTATGGATTTGAATACGCTTTAGGAGGAATAGTAGTAATAAAGGGTGAAGACTTTGAACGAATAAATGGTTACCCCAATTTCTGGGGCTGGGGAAATGAAGATAAAGTCTTGCAAACAAGAAGTAAAAGATTCAAACTGGTAATTGACCGAAAACAATTTTACGAAATAGGAAGCTCAGAAATACTTCAACTGTTCGATGGAGTCTCTCGTTTAGTAGCTCCAAGAGATTATCACTTAGGACAAAATGATAGCGGCGCAGATGGTTTATCGTCTATAAATCGGTTGACCTTTTCAATTGATCGCGACTCTTTAAATCCAAAAGACAACAAGTATGTTGTGGAAAATGAAAGAATCCATGTCATTAACATATTATCATTTTTAACTGCATTTGGCTACGAGCAAAACGATTATTATGAATATGATTTGAGAGACCCAACAAACAAAATAATAAGACCAGAGGGAAATCGCACAAATAAAAAGGTTGTCACCACAGAAGATTGGAAGAATATATCTTATAGGCCGACGCTAGAACAACAACGACAACTGGTGGAAAAAAGAATAGTTCAACAGCAAAGACAACAGCAACAACAACAACAACAACAGTTTCCGCAACGAAATGTAAGACCCCCTCCACCACCAAATGTTAATATTTATTCATCTGAATACGCTCATTATGTGGGCGCAAAGCCGCGCGCAACAACTAGTGCAAGCGTTCGATTGGGTGTTGTTCGACGGTAAATGTAAATATAAATGTAAATCTAAAATATTTAGCCAATATAATATAAAGAATGCAAATAATGCAAATGCATACAATGTCAACATTAACAATGACGTTAATTTCAATCGTGGCCGCGCTTCTTTCGGGAATGTGGGTATGGGCAGACAAATGGGCCGATGTAAGACTCAGCATTAATGATTTGTATATGGCTCTTTTGATGACAGGTTGGATGTTTTTATTGCAGGGAATTGCAATGAAGCATTCAACTTACACAATAATGGGCTCAGTTTTAGTGGTTGCGAGTTTGTTTGTAATAAGGTTTCAAATACTTGTTTCCCAGGATCAATATTTGCAGGGAATGATTCCTCATCATTCAATGGCAGTTTTTCTCTCAAAGAAGCAAATTGAAAAGTCTGGAAATAACGAAAAAATATTAGATGGACTGCCTTTTTCAATTATACAAAGTCAACGAGTTGAGATTGGCAAGATGAAACAAATGTTAAATTAAATTAATTATTGTTATTCTTGCATTGAAGTGGATTTCTGCATCTTGATTATTATATTATTTTTATTATAAATTATAATTATAATATAAATACACTGCATAGTTTATAATAAAAATGTACATGGGACAAGCGGAACAAGACAAATTTGTATTAAATGTTCTTAAAGAAAAAAGGAATGGATATTTTTTAGAAATTGGGTCCAATCATCCTATAAATATAAATAATTCATTTTTATTAGAAACAAAATATGATTGGAAGTGAATAATGGTTGAATATAATCCATCTTTTTTACCTTTATATAAAATGTATCGCCCCAATAGCATTCATGTAATAAACGACGCAACCATTATAGATTATAAGAGTGTTTTTGAAAATAATAGTGTGCCTTCAATCTTTGACTACTTGCAAATTGATTTAGAAGCAAACAATGGATCCACTATAAAAACATTGGAAAAATTAGATAATGAAATATTTGACGCATATAAATTTGCCACTGTAACATTTGAACATGATATATGGCACACTAATTTTGATAATACGCGATTAAAATCCAGAGATATATTTAAAAAAAGAGGCTATGTGAGTGTTTTTGAAGATGTAAATAATGGTTTTGATTATCCATATGAAGATTGGTATGTTTATCCGGAATTAGTTGATATGGACTATATTAGTAATTTAATAGAAATTAACAAAAAAAATTATGTAGACCACCCAGTTACTGGAAAAACAATAGACTGGAAATTTATTCAATACAATATATAATTAATATATAATTCACTATTTTACATAGTAAATAATGTAATGCATCCAATTAATTATTCTCTCCCACCACTATATGTATTTTTTCTCCGAATATTCCGACGCCGAAAAAATAGATATTGCAAAACAACTTAAAGAACACACTGAAGAAATTGCGCTTACGGATTTTAACAAGTTGCAACAAGCTGTTGCAAAGGACTTGGATGCCATTAAGCCATTGTCTCCCCTCGGGTTCAAATATATAGAATACTTTGTTCACATTGAACTATTAAACACAAAATCCAAGCATGGGATTTCCTTCTTTGATTTCTGGTACAATCGCGACTTTTACATGTCGAGAGATGCATCCACACTCAATTTGATCGCGAGTATTAAAAAAAACAAACCCTATCTAACTGAGACAAAAATAGGGAAACAAGTTTTCAATCTTTATTATGGTGGTATTAGCATATTTCGTCCAACAACGGCGGCCAGACTATATAATCAGTTGAAACCCAAATGCATACTCGATTTCACAATGGGTTGGGGTGGCCGGCTTTTGGGCGCCTGTATATTGAATGTTCCAAAATATATTGGCATCGATTCCAATGCGAATTTGACCGGATCCTATAAAAATATGTGCGAGCATTTTAAAAAGGTATTGCCGGCTACAGAAATTGATTTACGATTTCAAGATGCGTTGACGGTCGATTATTCCAAAATGGATTATGATTTGGTTTTTACAAGTCCTCCTTATTATAACAAGGAAATTTATGGTTCAAAAGATGCACCGTATAAGACAAACGACGAATGGGATGAAAAGTTTTATAAGCCTATTTTCAGAGTAACATGGGATAATCTGAAAAAAGGAGGACATTATTGCTTGAACATACCGCAATGTATATATGAGAAGATCTGTCTTCCGCTGTTGGGCGAGGCAAATGAGTTAATTGAACTGAAAAAATATGCACGCATTTTGCCAAAACGAGATACAAAACAATTCAATGTTGGTCAAAAATACAAAGAATTTATTTATATTTGGAAAAAGGCGTAACTTTACAGCAGCTTAAACCAAACACGGAAGCAAAGAAAAAACCCGTTGTATTATTTGTAGTATTTATATTTATATTAATAGCACTGCTTAATAATTCAATGTACATGCTAATAGATTTTTCAATATTTATTTTGTCGTATATAAATATGTAATCTTCTTCAATTAAAATTAATAATAAATCTTTGATAAATTGAATAGTGTCATGAATTGTTAAATCTTTTATATTCGATTTAATAGTGACCATATTCAAATTTAATATATCCTTAACAAGCAAAATAAGCGAAGGCAAGTCAACGGGGTCTAATACGCCGTCAATAATAACTTCGTTAATATCTTTATCAATCAATTTAAATATAATAATATTTGTTTCGATCATCAATCGAATAAATTCAATAGATTTATCAGTTATCTTTATGCTCGTTTTCAATATATTTACACTTTCTTCATTATTTAATAGTTTTACCAGTAACTCAACAAGTTCATTTCTAGAAGAATTATCGCTTTTAGTTAAAGATAACTCACAATCTTTTTCAAACTCGCTAGTTGCCCCGTGAATACTTATATTTAAACTCATTATATAATATGCGCGCAAAATATATTAAAACTTTTTTAAAAATAAAATAAAATACTATGGATATAAATATTAATATTAAACATGCATTTTATATTAATTTAGAATCAAGACCAGACCGCAGAATATGGTGCGAAAATCAGTTGCAATCGGTAGGCATTCAAGCAACGCGATTTAACGCTATAAAATTACCTAACGGAGCTATTGGTTGCAGCATGAGTCATTTAAAATGTTTGCGTCATGCCAAAGAACACGGATGGGACCATCTTCTTATTGTAGAAGATGATATAGAGTTTACAGATCCACAGTTTTTTAAAACCCAACTAGACAAGTTTTTAACGAGCAAACCTAAACCCGATTGGGATGTTGTTTTGCTTGCTGGAAATAATATGCCTCCTTATGAACAAGTCGCTGATTATTGCGCAAAAGTAACAGCTTGTCAAACTACAACGGGTTATATAGTAAATGGTCACTATTTCGATACTCTTATTAAAAATATAAAAGAAGGTTTGGAACTGTTAATTAAAAATCCAGAAGACCACAAAATATACGCGCTCGATAAATATTGGTTTAAATTGCAAGAAAAAGACAGATGGTTTCTAATAACTCCATTAACTGTTATTCAAAGAGAAGATTACAGTGATATTGAAGAACGCGTTACAAATTATCAAACTGTAATGTTGGACTTGGATAAAAAAGCATTTTTTTCATCACAATTAAAGAAAGTAATTGACGCCGAAGAACAGTTGTCACAATATCCAACTACGACTGAAGTTATTCAACAGTTTCAACATTTGCAAAAGGTAAAACAAGAAATAGAAGAAAAAATGGCATTATTTTATAATACAAAATAAAAAGAGTTATATTTCTACACGCGTCACCAATAAATAAATTAAAATATTCAAAACATGTCTTTGAAGAACTGATCGGTGTGAATTTGTAAAACATTATTTTTATACAAATCGGGCAAATGTAGTCCAATAGCATAATCTTCCAAATACTCTTTTTCGATTTTAGTTTTTTTCTTTAATAAAACGCCAATAGCCTGTTTTGACAAGAAATAGAAGCGTCCATTGCAATACTTTATTGGCAGTATAGGCAAATTCTCGGGCAATTCTGGATGTATTTTATTATACTTTGATAAATAGGCTTGCTTAACATCTACTACATTTCCACCATAATGCAATTGCGGATTAACACGCTCAATCATTCCTTTTGTCATGTCAAAGAATCGCACATTTCCCAAAGTCTGGTCATCATCTGTCTTAAAAATGTATTTGTAATCAAAAGTTTTTTCAACCGCTTCATAAGCCGAAATCACTTTATGTGGCAAGGAATTATAATCATCCTTGGTTTTAACATATAATATTCTTTCAGTTTCATCAAACAAAAAGCCACATTCGGTTTCCAAGTCAGGATTACCGATAACATGATAATAGCGCAAATAAGAAGGCAACTGTTTTAACCATGTATTCTTTTGCATAACAGCTTTGGGTCTATATTTCACGCAATTCATAACCAACAACACATAGTCTTGTTTGTAAAGAAAAGTCATTTTGTTTATATTTTATAATATATACAAAATTTTATGTAGTTTTGCACTAAAAATATATCTATATATCTTTATAATTCAAAGAAACTCAATCCTGAACCACTCTTCTGGGAATAAATCTTTAGTATTGTTTTTTTCTTTTATGGCAGGACCAAACCATAATTCTGGATAACAAACTATTTTTAAAGGTGTCGCGTTAAAATAAGCCCCCCACCAACTGAATGTGCTATTTGCAATAATATTGTGCGTACAAACGCTCATCATCAACATTTGCTTCCAGTCTTCGAGACCATCATCTTGTTTTATAAATTTTATTTCTGTGAATTCTATTTGGAGCCCGTTTATTATTTTAAATACTTCTTCATTGTCATCCTTTTCGCAAAAGTATACAACAGTCCAGTCATCTCTTTTAGTTGCATTTAACATAAATTTCAGTGCATTTCTGTAATATTCATATGGTAAAACGGGGTGAAAATCAGGTAGAGACTTGTAATCACCTAACCTGAAATGCATGCTAACTATATTGGAATAGTCATTTGGATAATCAATAACAAGTTGTTCTTTTTGTTTATCCAAGGCAATCAATCTGCATATAGAATCAAATTCATTGTCGAAATATTTATAACTTTGAAAATACCCGTATAAAATGGTGTCATTATTCTCAACTAAGTCGGGTAGCTCTTCATATTCAAAACTTTTTTCTTTTACCAATGGAAGTTGGGGAACATGATTTATAGTAAAATTTTTGAGATTGGCTAAGAAGCTCGACCAATAAGGATGTCTATTTGTAACCCCAGGTGTAATATTTTCGGGAAACACGAACCTGTATTTATTCTTCATTGAATAAGAAATAGTCGCAAAAATTTGAAATAATTGATTTCCCAAGCCACCCATTAAATAACCGATAATCATACTACTACTATAAGATAGTATGCAAAAAGTATTTTAATATTGTTTTATTTAAAAATAATATTAAAATAGTAATAAAATATAGATGAGTCTTCCACAAATTTTAGCATTATCAGCAGTTGAAATAATTGGCGATTTTGCATTTAAAGAATTTGCCAACAGTGGTGGCCTTGTTCCCTTTGCAATCGGTTCAGCTGGTTATGTCGGTGTTGTAATCATGCTCATAATTGCTTTACAGAATTCGACTGTTATGATGGTAAATGGTGCATGGGATGGAGTAAGCGGGCTATTAGAAAGTGCTGCAGCTTATATATTTTTAGGAGAGCGGTTTGAGCACAATTTCCAATATATCGGTTTAATAATGATTGCGTTGGGATTATATTTACTTAAAATCCCGCTTAAAAAAGCGAAGAAATTCGAATTACCTGCATCCTTTTGGAAAAAGCTGTATTAGTTTATTATATTTATGCGTTGAATTTGTCTATTGTAAAAACAATGTCATCGTATCGATTTTTAATTACCCTTAGGTCGTAAACTTTAATAAATTGTTTCAAATGTTCTGGCACGGCTTGTTTAAGTATATCAATCCAATCGATGCTCTGTACATCTTCAATTATTAGTATACCGTCGTCCGTCATTACTTGTGAATATAATTTAATAAATTGTTTCATACTTTCTAAAGTGTGTGGACCATCGTCCAACATAAAATCAAATTTAACATTATTATTTAAAAAATTAGTTGCAAAAAATTCCTCGTTATATGCGTCCACCGATGTATATAATATAATTTTTTCATTATTCAACAAATCATCCATTACTCTATCTATTGGAAGTATATCTAAACCATAAATGGTCGCATTTTTAAAAAATATTGACCACAATTTTATACTACCTCCATTTTTTACACTATAATCTCCTATGCCTACTTCTAAAACTTTTTTAGCGGTATCTTTTTTGCCCAGTAATAATTTTTCATAGAGTGGCAAATATGAATGTAGGGTACCTTTATCAGTTCCCATTCCAAAAGACAGTTCTTCTAAATTCATTATATGGTATAGTAGTTTCATAATTTATTTATACTATTTAAACGAAACAACTTAAGATTTTCAAACAAAATTCGTAAAACCTTAAAGTACTTGTTTATCTAAAAGTCTTCGTTAAATTCAAAAACATCTTCAGTAACTGTTTTATTTGCGAGAGCATAATCGCTGACACGACTTTCAAAAAAATTCGTCTTTTGCTCAATAGATATCATTTGCATCCAGTCGAAGCAATTATTTACATTATAAATCTTATCGTATCCTAGTTGCAGTGCGAGTCGGTCCGCAACAAATTGAATATATTGGGTCATCAATTCTGCGTTCATTCCAATGAGCCGGCAAGGAAGCGCATCACAAATAAACTCGGTTTCAATAGCAACTGCCTCTTTGATGATCTCGTAAACCTTGGCCTTGCTGACCTTCTTCAAAAGCTTCTTATAAAGCAAAATGGCAAATTCAGTGTGCAACGCCTCGTCACGCGAAATAAGTTCATTCGAAAAAGTGAGACCGGGCATTAAACCGCGCTTCTTCAGCCAATAAATGGAACAGAAAGCCCCGGAGAACATAATACCTTCCACGCAGGCAAAG